TGTCGGCATTTCCTTCTGGTCAACCTTGCTCTTAACTGCTGCATTCAAGATTAACTTGAATACTGCACCCAAGTCAGTGTTCATAGACCAGTTGGAACGAGCCATCTGGTCATAACGCTGTTGTAGGTTACCCTTCAAGTGCAACATTTCTGGTGCACCAGAGAAGGTAATGAACTGGTCCTTGAACACGCCACCCATGCGTTCTGACACATACAATCCCAAGGAGATTGCAACATCCAACGCAGTTACGCTACCGGCTGCAACAGATCCCATGGAACCTGATACGTCAACAACTGGCATGATGTTTTCGTCGGAACCTTCCAAGTAGTTCGGCAGAGCCACCCACTGTGCGTTGGCAACAACCTTGTCACCATTGTTTAACGAACGGATAACATCATACGGGTAAACCGCACCTGCGTTGATCTTGGCTTCACCAGTAACCAACTTAGCCTTATAATCAGCATAACCCTTCGGGTCGTGCTTTAAGAAAGCCTTCTGGTAACGACCAGCTGCAACAGACGGAATGTGTGGGTACACAATACCATCCCACTCGCGAGCACACATCTTCTGTTCAACAGTGTTGGACAGACCAACAAGTAACTTACGATACTCCTTTGGAGTTAGCTTCAAGTACGAGCGAATCTTGTTCGCTTCCGAACCTTGGCGCGGCATCCACTTAGCACATAGGCCGGACTGCGATGCATCCTTCAATCCTGCGGCAATTAAGCGCAGAGCTTCACGCTCTAACGGAGATCCGAATACAACGAACAAGTCATCCCAACGACCAAGTTCTGGAACCTTCACCAACAGGCGAGAGGCCAACGCTGGTTCATTCTTCAGAACATAGGCGAACAACTTACGGAAAGTTTCACGTTCACCAGCACCACCACGTGCATCACGTGCCCATTCAAGGACACGGATTGCAACTTCGGAGTCTTCTACCATTGCACCAACAAAGGTAGGTGTGATATCCTTACCACGGCTTGCACCGGCTAAGAAAAATAGGTCCACGTTCTTGTTCAACGAGGATGCGTTTGTAACTGCGCCATTGGCTGTTACTGCTGTTGCGTTTACCGCTTCGAATAATGATGTCATTTTACTTTCTCCTTCAGAATTGTTAATTTACGTGATTGCTGTTCAAATTCTTTAAATCAAGATCACTTTTATTGCCGGCTGTGCTGCTGTTACACTACTAGCAGGGAATCGCACCCTGTCTCGCTGGTTGGATTTTAAATGCTGCATGGATCTTTTAAAATTAAATAAAAACAGACTAGCTTTTGGCGAGTTTTTGCTTTCCCCTCCGGAAAGGTTCGATAACTTTCGTTACCTGTGCATATTTTATTTTGTTGCTGTAACTAATCTTTAAATGTCTACAAGTGTGCTAGTTTAGTTGAACAAATTATCTTTGTCAACTAAACCAGAACTTAATTGAAAACAGAGTGATGTAAGGGACAATAGTTTATACCTTTCGGTACTCTATTGCAAGAGAGCCTTACCCCTCGTTCGAACCTTTTACATCGTCCTAGGATGTTCGTTGCACACTCACTCAGTTTCACCGCTACTCATTCGAGATAGCTCCACCGAGTGTGTTAATACATAACTTCGACGGGTTTCCCCTCCATTATGTATATTTTAAGCAACACCGTAGATGCTCTTTCGAGCTAGGTTTGTTTGCTGTATTCACTCTTTGTAATTATACAAGTTGTATTGTATAGTGTTTTAGTTATACAGTCAACCTAATTTAGGTGTGGATTTGGGGTAAAAAACGCCATTATGTGCTAATTCTTTATCTATGAAGTCTATAGCACGTTTAATAAGTCTTTTATAATCTCTTGATTGTGTTCTTTCTGGAAATAAATCTTCTATCTCATATTTCACAAGAAGATGTTTAAGATCGTTCAAAACTTTTGGTCGGACTTGGTCTGGTGATGATTTAATTGCTCTAGGAATAATCCTCGTTGATAATACATCTAATATCTCCACAAACCTTGCGTTTATTTCTGCTGGTTGTGCGCGATACTGCACTGTGCTGTAAGGATCATCTCTGCGATGCTCTTTTTTCTTTGGTGTAAAATATTTGTGTATATTTTCGGGATCTTTATTCATTGGACTTGGCGGAAATGAATCTGATTTGAGTTCATCCAATGCATGGCGCAGTTCGTGTGTAATTGTAGTACGCATACGATCTGTACCCAAGTAATCAGCATTTAATACTATAGACTTAGTTCGGTCTTCCCAGAATGCTAATATATTCTTAGATATTTTGATTTTGTCAGATGATGCAACATTATCTGCTCTTCTTAGGAACGGTTCTCCACCCTGTATTTCGATACCGATTGGGTCTAATCCTGCTATTGATGTATCAAAGAGTTCGCCAATTCTACCAATACTAACTAATTCCTGATCTTCATCATCATAGTCAATATCGGTGCCGATATAAGGTTGTAGCTTTGCATAAATGGCGGAAGACAGGGAAATTAATGCTCTGTCTTCTTCTGTCGTTTCGAAAAGTTCCTGTAATCTCATACACTATTTATCTTAATCTTAATTTTTTGTATATCAGGGCCAATAAGTCATTAAGATGATAAATATGTATATGTCAATACCCTATACCTATCTAATCGGTTGGTCTAATCATAATCTCTGGTATTATGGTGTCCGTTATGCCAAAGATTGTGACCCAGCCGATTTATGGATCACATATTTCACTAGTTCTAAAAAAGTTAAAGAATATAGAGAAAAATTGGGTGAGCCAGATATAAAACAAATACGAAGAGTATTCGATCTACCCAAAGTTGCTAAAATATGGGAAGATAAAGTATTAGCTAGAATGAATGTAAGGGATAATCCAAAATGGATTAATACGTCAAATAATTATTCATTTGCTGCTACCGACTCATCATGGAATACCGGATTAACTAAAGAAACTGACAAACGATTAAATAAAATGTCAAAAACAATGTCTGCTACCAGAAAAGATAGATATTGGAAAACAGGGGACTATATAAGATCGATGGATCAAATTGTAAAAAATAGAATGGATCAAATTGTAAAAAATAATCCGAATTTTACATTCAGCACATATGAATTATTTTCAGAATTCTGTAATAATGAATTTATATTAGGAAAATCTATCACAGAAATTTCAAAATGTGCTAGTGTCGATATGACAACTATAAAACTTGCCATTAAATTTAAAACCGGATCTATTCCTATAATCGATCAATCCTGGACAAAACTAAGAAAAAATAATCCAGATTTACCTTTTAATAATTATAAAGAATTATGCGATTATTTATATTCAGAAATACAAATTAATGGCCGTAAAAAATGGCACCTACAGAAAGAATTAAAAATTTCTGATGATGCCATTAAGCGTGCTATTCGTTTTTCAGAAGCCAACGATTATTAATTGCCTTAAAACTAAATTTCCCATCTATTCGTTTAAATACGACTCCTTCTCTTATCGCAGCGTTAAGTGATGGACCATCGGCAAATTTTAATAATTGATCCATTGTGGTAATACCTAATGTATCATATAAATTTGCACTGTAGGCAATAACAGGGACATGTTGTACCATATCTCTATCTACACCGAATAACCAAAGTTCTTCCATAAGTTTATGACGCTCAGAAGGTATTAGATAACAATTATTATCAATGTCAAATATATCAAATACAAATAATTTTACAGATTTAAGCTGTTCTTTGTTGGCCTGTATATTTGGCCCGCATAACTCGCCTTGTATCGCTAGATTGCGGTTTAATTGGCGAAATACGGACTGTAGTCCGCTATCTATAAACATACGGACCATGCTATTGTTTTCATTAGCACCGTCTAACTTTAATTCCCAATTACGGCTACAGACACCTTCTTCCTTGTCTGCATAAAATGCAGTGAAAGATGTGCCATCTAACTTTGTTGTAATTTCATAGTATGCGTCAGCATTCTTAATGAAAATATCTTCATATAAGTTCTGGCAACGTTCCTGATCAGTCTTTGGGATAAATCTAGGAAAGTTCCCTGCAGCCTGGCCAGCAAGTTCAGAGGGAATA